CTCCACGTTAAACCGCTCCGGTAAGATCCACTCACGCATGAACGCTTCCAGCGCCTCCGGAGTGCCGCCGTTGCGTATTGCCTCATCCACGTTGTAAGTCTCGTCAAACGGCGCCTTGCCCACTGTGTAATGCATGTGCTCGAGCCGCACATCGGGCCGATAGCGAAGCAGCCCATGCTTGTAGCCAAGCAACATCCAGGCGCTGTCTATGTTGAGGCCGTCAAACATCAGCCGGCCAAAGCGCCGAACCAAGTTGCCGCCTATCACCGGGAAGGTGCACATGCGCTTGCCTTGCAGCATGTCGTCACCGTAGGCGATGTAATCGCTGCTTGCTGTATCTATCAGCTCCTGATCCCAATGATACGTCCGCGGCACCATGTCGTCGTTGATGTGGCCGTACCAGGGCTCGTTGGGGAAGTAAGTGAAATGATTGTTGTTTATGTGCCAGACAGGATTGTAAGGAGCGCGCAGGCTGAATATAGTCGCCCAGGTAGGCGGCAGCTCTAGCGACTCATAGTCGAGAAGCGTGGAATCGTCATCATCCAAATACAGGCACACAGGCGCGCTGGCGTCGGTGTAGCGGTAGTGCTCGATTAGCCGCGCAACGTTCTGGGGTCTGCCACGTGATGGTAAGATAAAGATAGCGCACCTCCGTGTTTTCGCAGTCACGCCTAGAGCATTTAAGATCCATTAGCCGCCTTATGCCGCTGCCGATATGCCCGCTGCCGCTCGGCCGGCGTCATTGGAAAACAGCGGCAACTAGAACAGTGCTTTACACGATCAGGCGCCGTTTGCTCCGGCTTTGACGCCACGCCGCCTTCCGGCGGTGCCTGATCCAAGGGGTGCGTGGCCCCTCTAGTGTCCGGCGATGCTATGTTCATTGGGCCTTGTGCCGCTGGCGATATGCCCGCTGCCGCTCGGCGTTAGTCCTCGGATGACACCTGCAAGTGGGGCAATGACGGCGCTTACTTACAATTTCATTTAGTTTCTCGCTACTTGGCTGGCCAGTGCGCCCATAAATGCGCCTATAATCTTCCCACATATCGCCAACTTTAACGGTTGTCGTTACAGGCGGCGTTACAGTCTGCACGGTGGCGGGAGTAACCGGCTTTGTAACGATTTTAGGTGGGTTTCTAACCGGGCAATCAGACGCCCAATGTGCCTTTCTGCAATCATAACAGTAGTTTAGGCGTGTCATCTTGATACGAGAAGCGCAGTTACAAATGAGCCAGCAAACCCTATTAGAAAGCAGCAAACATAAGCCAGTAATAACGCAATAATTCTCATAAGACGTGTCATTTGCGGTCCATCTTGGCGTAAACCTTGGCCCAATCCGGCTTGGACTCAATCGGCGCTCTACCGCCACAACTTGGAAAATAACAATTGCCGCCGTTGCCGTCCGGTGGTACAAAACAATAGCAAGGTCCATCTGCCGGTGGCAGTGGCCCATAGTCGCGTTTTTCAACAATAATCGCCATTTTACATGCTCATCGCACTCGGCGGCAGCCTATGCGGCTCGTCGTCCTGCACCGGCCAATCCCACTTGCTCTTTGCCATCGTCCTAAACGCATCTGCCCCATGGCTTGCCCAATCGTGGAACGGCCGCTGCCTGAATTCCTTGCGATCCTCATCCCATTCCTTGTGATAAGATGCCAATGCATCCAAGCCCTTAGCGCATAACTTGGCATCAAACCAGCACTGGCTAAACAGCCGTCTAGCTGAGTCGATGCCGTCGTCTACATCGCCACGCGGCACAATATAAATCGGCCTTACACCTAGCCGCTGGCCGGTATCGCGCCTGTCCTCACCTTCGCGGCCGCTGAAATCTCTATTCTTGCCGTCGTGTGGCCAGTAGTGAGCGCCGTACAGATAAGGCTTCTCGTGCAATACCTTGGCGTAAAAGCTCAGCTGCTTGCCGTGGTCCTCGTAGTAATCCACGAATAACATCAGCTGTTTATACCTTTGGCCGAACCAGATAGCCGTGCTGTCGCCAACGCCGATGTCCCAGAACGTGTAAACCGGCTCATTAACGCGCCATGGCACGCGGCTGATACGCCCCTGGGCCCGGGCTGCACGTAACTGCTCGCTGTAATAGCTGCCTTCGAGATAGCCTTCGAAAGAACAATAATATTCCTGCTGTATAAAGGTTTCAGCATCACTTTCGCTCTTGCCCTGGGCAATCAGACGCTGGCGCTCAGACTCAATCTTCTCAGGCGGATAGACCAGGTTGCCGTCATGATCCCTAGTGCTGTCCACCGTAAGCAACGAGCAGTACCAATCCGGATTACCCTTAGCCATCCGGTAAAGCCCCTCACAGTGGTTGTGCCCCAGCGGTGTGCTATTAAAGATCGCCCAGCCGCCGTTCTCTGCCAGGATTGGGCTAAGTATCAATTCAGCCTGCGGATTCTGCCAAGCATACTCGCTGTAGATAACCCCAGCCGGATTAGTTCCACGGATGCTGTCAATGTTATCTGTACCGATGATCTGATAGGCACTGCCGTTTGTCAGCTCAACGCGTAACTCTGTCTCGTTCTTCCTGGCCACTATGCCAGCCGGATGGCGGTTGGCGCTAAAGCCGGGAAAGTGGTTCATCGACTTGTATCCAGTCTTGTCATCGCCGTCCCACATCACTTTTTTCCCTTGGGCATATGTGGGAAACAGGTGGTAGTAAGTGCCTATTCTACCGCCGTTTTCGGGGAACATTTGCGAAACTGCGAAATTCAATGCCGTCTTGTCCTTGCCGCTGCGCCGGTGCCAAATCATCACTGCCCGCTTCTTGCGCTCCTGAGTCATCGCTACCCAGAACGGCACCTGATAGTTCCTCGGCAGGTAGTTGTAAGGTATTCTGATTATTTGAGAATTGGATGAATTGGTGGATGACTGCGGTGGGCTGCTGGGCTTGCTCATCTGGCAATAATATATCGGCTGCTTTGATCAGAACTCGATCTGACTTGTAGGCTCGCCTAACGAAATGAGCACCAAGCCGTTCGGCTTTGCTGGTAAGACAACGCTCAAACAATTCAGCGGCTCGGCGTTTGGCGTCAACCTCTTCTTTAGTTTTGCGGCCAGAGTTAGGGCGCGGGCCACCTGGCGCAAGTCTATTTCCACGTGCAAAGTGGCCGAGGCGGTTCCGTTGGTTCCCGGTTGGATGGTCTGTTGATTCATCACTCACGGTAACACTTTCTTTTAGTTACACATTTGCCACGTGCTAAATAGCAATATCACAACCGCTGGTGTTTAGGAAATAGAAAAATGCTACTCTTCAAATTTCTTGCCGCAGAACGGACAATTCCACGTCCAACAACCCGTGCCAGTAAACACCTGTGATAACGTATGGTGTGTTCCATACTCGTTACCGTCCTTTAACGGGCAGGTTTCAGGAGTGAACTGGTTCGTATATCTCCGTTGAATATACCCAAGCACACCAAACGCAGCATTGATTTCGTTTACTGCTTCATCCCGATTCATTAGATTGCTTTAGCCTTTCCTTACCTGCTGATCTAGCCGCCTATATTGCCCCCTCACGCTAATCCTGTGCAACCGCTGGTGTTTAGAAAACAGAAAAGTTGGGAGCCACCTTTTTCATTTAGCGTAATCTCACGCGCCGAGTCATGCGTTGAAACCTCGGCAAAGCCGCACAGTTCTCGCACAGATGCCAGTTGCTTTTTACTCCCACGCTCCAAGTCGCCTCGTTCGGACAACTGTCGTTTGTAGTCGCTGGTTGATCTTTTGTCGGGTTCCACTCGCACCATTCGATTAACGGGTGTCTGATGGGTTGACCGCTCGCATGCCAATACCGCGCCGAAGTTCTTTTCAATGACCTGTCGCGCATAGTCGTCAATCTCCACGAACGCCACGGATGAGTCAGCACTTACGCATCTTCTGCTGATCTAGCCGCCTGTATTGCCCACGCACGCTGATTCGGTGACGTTTGATAACATGACGCCGCTCGGTACGGGCCTTGGCAACAAGCGCAACTATTTTTCTTCGAAGCCACTTTGCATCCCAGTGGAAATGTTCACAAATTGGCACAAATGCAAATACATAGTCCTCACGTGACGATAGCAGCCAGCGCTCGGTTGCTCCCCATACCAGTTTCGGCTTGGTTTCCTTGGGGCTGTGCTTCAGTGTCTCGATTGCATCTAGCAAAACGGCCAGGAACAGCATTTCTATAGGGGTAAGCTGATGCGGCGGCGGTTCTTCACTGCCGTTTACGTTTAAAAACTTCCAGTTCCTTATGCCGCCGTAGTCCTTGTCAATGCCTGCGGTGGTTCTAAATTTGATATCTTCAGTTATCCCATTTGGTTTGTCACTTGGCACTTAGCACGTTGCACACCCGTAGCGTTCTATTAATCGGCCTCTGGCCTAGAAATTCGGCCCTTTCTGACGGCACGCGCTTTAGCCAATGCGCCCTGTTGCGCAGGATTGAGCTGTTTGCGCTCATAGAACCTATGCCCCAGCCGTTCGTCCGGCGGTATGTAGGGCTCACCTGCCGCTATTTGCCGATCCCTTTCATTGCAACACTCAAGACAAATCCTGCAGATACGATCAGTCATTCGCCCGCAGTTCCAGCGGCACAGGCGTTTTTTCATGACACTCCTTGCACAACGTTTCTAATAGTCGCGGTTCGCACAATAGATGCCTAAATACGTAATCTAA